TTTACTTTTAAGCAATTCATATACTGTAGTCTTTCCTACTGATGATGCTCCTACTAATGCTATTCTTTTCATAACTAATTTTTTAAGAAGTCTACCCAAAGACTTACCGATATACTATGTAATATATGGAATAATTCTCCAATTTCCAACCCTTTTATAGAAACTTTTCTACTACGAAGTATCTCTCCTTCATCAACTCCTTCTGTTACTCTATGAATAACACATCCTGAGAATTCTAATCCTAAGTCAAAAGCTTTTTGCTGAGGATCTTTTCCTTTTAGTTCTGGATATTCAGTTATAAGTCCTGGATGTCCGTTATAGATTTCAAACCTATTACAGATGTCTGGTGGCATTATTCGCAACCATCCATGAAGAGTTATTAAAGCATTATCGTATTGAGCCAATAGAGTAAACAATTCTTCTTCTGAAGGTTTATTATCTACAAAAATTAAATGCTTGTTCTCTAAAGCCGGATGAATCTTTCTAAGATGTTCTGGTCTTTCGTTTGTGACTATCATATCAGGCCATCTTCCTAAAAGCTTTGATACTTCTACGATCTCTGATCCTGTTTGCGAAAAGAACGCAACCCATTCTCTATTTTTCATTTAAAACTCGTTTTATAACTCCTTGAGTAACTCCAAACTCTTTTCCTATAGATGTCTGTGTTGATCCTTCAGAGTACATTTTTTTAATCAATTCTATTTCGTCGAATGAAAATTTTATTAACCTATTACCTTCTTTTCTCTTCCACTTTCTTCTAGGAATATTTCTACTGTCTACAGTTCTTTTTACAAGATATTCTGATATACTAAGCTTATTCCCAATATCTTTAAAAGAGAGTGTATCATCTTCTGTATAATATTTAATAATACTCTGCTCTTCTTCTTCTGATAATACTATAGAGGGTGTATATGTGCGAGATTTTCTATTTTTATAGTCTATATTCTTAGAATTATCTCCTCCATTTCCCCCTTCACATAGGTTAAATCCTTCAGGAGCTAGTGTCTTAAATTCTCTAATGTACTTTTTTTCTAATAAATTTAACTCCTCTTCTGTACTTGCTTGATCTACTACCTCTATTGCCAGTCTATATTGATCCTTCTTGTAAATACTTTTAAATAAGTAATGACTTTTCTTATGCTCGTCAAACCTCTCTTCTACTGTACGTACTGTCTTTCCTATATAACTTTTCCCCGATTCTATGTCTGTAATTTTATAAATAAACATTATCCCTTTTTATTAATAAATAGCTGTGTTTTCTCAAAAGGGATAGCTATTCATTTGGTCTTTCTAGTATATCTGATTCTTCTATTACGTAAAAATGAACTCCTAGCCTAACGCTGTAAAGTATTCTTTCTCTCATTTTAAAATGGCCAAAGATTTCTACTTCTAATATTTCGTTATCACGATTAATATCAACTTTTTCTCCTACTTTATATTTTGCTTCCATTTGCAAACCATTTGAATTTATTAATATTATATAGTATTGGATTAATATCTTCTACCTGATGATTTATTAATTCAAATAACTTCTGAGATTCTTTTGACCATAATCCGTCTTCTCTATACTCAATTCCCTTTATTCCATGAACAACTGGATTAGAAGTATCTAAAGAGTAAATCCAATCATATTGAGAATAGAAGGCAAACTCTTGAGGTAATCCACATCCTAGTAGGTGCATCTTTTTATCCGTGTTAATTGTACCGTCTCTCAATAAATCTCCTAATAGTTTTACTCTCCCCATCATCCAGGAAACATATCTGTTAGGATGCGGAACTGATTGAACATAGTAAGAGTAATCAAATGAAATTGCAATCATATCGACTTCGGCAATCTTATCCATATACTCATAACAAGACTTAATCTGCTGATAGGTTTTTCCTTGAACAACTCCTATTTTCTTTCCTGGAAGATTTTTATACCTCATATTCCACTCTGCCATTTGATTGCAAGTCTTCTTTGCATCTTCTAAAGCATCTGGAACTATATACCAATCTGGTTTTAATTCCAATACCCAACCTGCAAACTTCTCTGCATCAAAGGCTTCTTCTAATTCAAAGATAGAATTATCTAAAATAATTTCTCTTCCATTTGCTTTTGCCTCTTGGAATTGCTTTAAGTATTCAGGATCTTCTTCAAATAAATGAACTAGTGCATAGTCATAATCTGTTACCTTCTGTACCTGTTTAAATATCGATTTAGGACTCTCGTGTGCTATCTTGATCATTTTCTAGTTCGTTTTGTATTTCACTTAAATCTATTCCTAATTTCCCTAAACTATCCTCTAACATAGTTGTTACATCTGTTAGTTGTTGATCTACTGATAGCTGTATTGCTTTATAAGCTTCTGATAAAGGAACCATATGTGTACTCAATGCTTCAATATATACCTTATGCTCTTCTAAATGGTCTAATGCTTTTTGCATAATTATTTACTTTTATTAAATTTACTTAACTGTTCTTGAGTAAAAAACTGTGAAAGATCTGGACGGAAGTAATTAACATTCTTCATTACTTTTCTATCTCTTGTTCTATAAACGATGTAATAGTCTCCAACTTTTTCGTAATGACACTCCTCACCTTGCTCACTCGATCTTTGAATGACAGTTGCTTTAGCGTCTTCTTCTGTTTTGCAAGCTTTTGATAGATTTGAAGCTTGAACTTCTTGATATGCTGGCCATATCTTATCCTTAAGGCCATGTAACATAGTACCGTTCCCAGTGGCAACATAAGTAATATCGCACAAAGCATCCAGAACCTCAACGATGTCTCCTCCTTGGCAAGCTGCTCTATATTCTTCCAATTCCTCAAGGATGAAATTGTATACAAATTCCCATTCTTTTCTTTCGGGGATGTTTGGTTCATAAGCATTTGGTTTACCCATTACGGCGTTAAACTCTTCTACCTCATCTATAAAAGGTACTGATGTTTTTAAATCTCTAATTTCATTTTTAAGAATACTTATTTCCTCTATAACATCATCTCCAAGTTCAATCTTGGACATCATTACAAGGTCTACAATCTGTGAGTGGAGTAATTCTAATAGCTCATTTTGCTTTTGTTCTAATTTTGTCATAACTTTATTTTTTATTAATATAAGAAATTGGCTCCGAAGAGCCAACTTATTATTCAATTACTTTAATAATTTTTGATTGATTAACTCCAACTACTGTAAAGTTAAACTCTCCTTCGAACTCTGTGTAGATTTTTGCTTCAGCTTCCGTTGCTGAAATTGCATCTACTAAGTAAAGTTCTTTTACTCTTTGGATACGACCTCGGTCATTTTCGTGCTCCAATTGCACAGTTACTTGCCAATAATTCATTTTGTTTGATTTTAGTTATTATTTATACTCCCACTTGTATCCACCAGCGGTTTTTTGAGCTCCTCTTAGTACACATATAATACTGCCTATACCGGTAGCCCTTACTGCTTCTGCTATGGAAACATACTCTTTTATATTCTCCCCCTTTAAACTTATCTGTAAAATTTTTTTCGTATAGGAAAGCTCTTTACCTTTTTTTGCCTTATTTATTTCAGATAATTTAGAATTTACTATTCCGATTTTACTTTTTCGTATTAATTCTCTACTTTTTTCTGAATGTGTATTTCCGTACATTGGATTTCCTATACCTGACATTCGGATAGATCTTTGGTAATTTTCTTCTTCTGATGCTATTCTTGGATTTTGGGCTTTCGTTTTTCGAATTTTAGCTTTAGTTTCTTCCGATCTCGGTACCCCTTTCTTTAGTTCAGATAATGATACTTTTACTTGTTGATAGAATCTTGCAGAGGTCTTTATTCTTTTATGGTGTTTACTCTTTGCTAAAAACATACTTGCAGCAAAAATCATTTTTTGCCATTCGTAACTACCTTTTTCATACATTTCTACTAGTAGCATATGTGCTACGTAATGTTCTTTAGCAGTGAGAAGTACAAGATTTTCTTTAGAATTTGTTCCTCCAATACTTTTTGGAAGTATATGATGTCTTTCAAAGTAACCTTGTTTCTTATCTCTTTGCTGCTGTTTCGCTCTCTCTATAATATTCTTATAAATTCTAGTATAGTTCATAAAAAGTCTTTATTATAAATAGGCTACCTTTTCATAAACCGTTTACATTACAGCTATCCTCGTATAGCTAGTTCTATATTCTTATAAAACTCTGCTCTTGCTGAATCTTCTTCTAAGAAACATCCTGTTAGTTTTGCTGTTTGCATTGATGCTCCTTGGTGTTTTACTCCTCTACAAGATACACATGAATGTGTTGCATTAATCGCTACTGCTACTCCTAGATTACCTTCGCAGATTTTATCTACTGCATTATGAATTGCAACTGTTAACTGTTCCTGTATTTGACCTCTTCTTCCAAACTGCTCTACAATTCTATTCAGTTTTGAAAGACCGACTACTTTTCCACCTTCCGTTGCTATATATGCAATGCTCACATACCCTTGAATAGCTTCGTGATGATGACTACACATAGATGTTAGTGGTATTCTAGATTCTTGTACGATTCCCGAATATCCATCGCTTGGAAACGCTGTAACTGTTGAAAGTGGTTCAAACCTCCCTTGCCACTTTTCCATGTAAGCCTTTGCAACTCTTTTAGGAGTGTCAGAAGAGTTTGGATCATTCTTCCAATCACATCCTAAAGCTGTAAGGAAGTTACCAAATGCTTCAGCAGCATCTTCAATAATGTGTTGCTTTTCTACTTCAGTTAATCTTGCTTCTGGACCTTCAGTTAATTGTTTTTCAGCTAATTGTGTTGATATTCCATTAGCGAATCCGGCTTGTACTAATTCTGTACCGTCGATAAATTTTTTATTTGACATATAGTTTTGTTTTTATGGAGGTTCTACGACTCCGTTTTATTTAATATAACATTTTTTATTCTATCCTGCAACTACTTTTTTAAATAATCTTGAATAGTATCTGAGTCTTTCCTCTCCCAAGGGTAGATCAACCACTCTGTACCTACTTCTTTTGCATAGAAGTCAGGAGTAGTTATTGCTGTTTTCTTATAATGAAGTGTTGCTGTATAACCTGCTACAGTATTTTTTAGCGTCTCTCCTGTATCACAAATGTCATCTACAACAAGAGTATCCTTATTGATTTTCGTTACGTAAGGAATGTTTAGCTTATGGGAGATCATTACTGCTGGTATTAATCCTCCTCTTTCAATCCCTGTTATCGATTTGATTTGTGCTCCTGATGATGCTATTGTATTGCATAGATCTTCTACTAGAATAGTTATATCATCCCAGCTTAAGTAAATCTTATTTCCTATCTTTAGTGACATACTTATTTTATTTGATAGTCAACAAACGTCGGCTTGGTTGGTGGCTCATTCTTAAAGAAAAACTTAAGTGTTTTGTTCTTTGTTTTAATAATTTTAAGGAAAGAGGTAGGAATAGCTGCACCCCCAGGTACTCTGCTGGGATTTTTGTCAAACACAATTCGTATCTCAACATTGACTGGTCCTTCGGTATAAGCTAGTAGTCTTTCATAATCTTCTAATAATCTCCAATGAACTCTATTTAGTCTATCATTTTGAAGAGTACAATTCAAATATGAGAATGTTTTAAATAACATCTCTCTATTGCAGTTAAAATCTGCTGCTGGTGCACAGTGTCCTTTATCGTAGACATTGTTCACGTAATCCTTTGCATCAGAAGTATGAATTGTTTTATCTACATAAAAATCCATTCCTTTTCTAGAAGCTTTACCGTCCGTACAAGCTACTGTATATTTTACCCAAAGTGGTTGTTCTAATTTTTCAGAGTACATCACCTCGTAGATGTCTGTCTTAACGTAAATACTGTCTCTTAATTGTCCAAATCCTACTAACGGAAGTAGGAGTAATAATAAAAACTTTTTCATGTTATACTCTTGCTACTGTTATACCTTCCACGTCTATAATTTGTAACTCTGTAAATATAGTATCTGCTGGTACTTCTGGGTCATAATTATCTAATACATAATCTACTAGTTCCTGTATAGATACTTTGTCTTTGAATCCGGCTTTGCCTGAATCACTTGGTATTAGTACTAGGTCTAGTCCTAGATCCTGATTGAATTGTAATTTATAATCCCAGATGTAAACTCCATCTGCTTTTGGATATGATTTTGATAGGTCTCTATCTCCTGCTAGGGTAATTAATTCTTGTAACGTCATTTTTTTATTTATTGGTTGATTGAATATTTTCGACTTCCGTCTTCTAATTGTGCTGATATTTCTCCATTTGCTAGAACTGTTAGATCTAAATTGTAG